CTACTCCCTCTGGTGATCCCATTGAATATAAAGTTGTAACAGAAAGATTTAACAATGTCCCCATTTATGCTCCCAAAAGTAAAATCGGTCACACTTTAGCTGCTGCGGGTGTGTTGGAAACAATTTACGCGATAGAATCAATGAAAAACAAAACGATTCCGCATTGTCAAAATCTGGTAGAATGTTCATATGATGTGCATAAAGTATTAGTTCGTAGACCAACTAAAATGGTTGGTGATTCTCTAAGAACTCTTAATAACTCATTTGGTTTTGGTGGTAAGTGCGTTTCTCAGGTCATTGAAGTTTCATAACCCAAATCTAAAGATATTATAAAGTGGCATAGATATTAATAGATTATATGTTAGAATTTCAACACAATTACTCGGAGATTTAATGACTTACTCGCAACCAAAGACTGAACAACTTACGGATGCGGAGTGGAAAGAACTGGTTGCCCTTAAACAGGCTATTAATGATAATCCTGCTTCGGTTCACCCAGAAAAAATGGAACTTTTTACGCAATTACTTGTGCGGTCTTGGGACGCAAAATGTGATCCCCCTGACACGACAAAATGGCGAAATGGGCATATTATGTTTGAATAATAAACATTGACACACACTACATTTTGGTGTAGTATTTAACATGAATCGCAACTCTAAATATTTAAAAATCTAACAGACCAAATGAAGTTTACTGTTTATTCTAAATCAGATTGTCCTTATTGTTATAAAGTAAAACAAGTTCTTGAACTTTGTGGGAAAGATTTTGTCGTCTATAATCTAGATGAACATTTTACAAAAAAGGAATTCTTTTCTGAATTTGGAAAAGGAGCTACATTTCCACAAGTTGTAGTAGATGATAGACATCTTGGAGGATGCACGGACACGATTCAGTATCTTAAAGAGATGTCGGTAATTTAATTATGAGTGAGCCTCAAGAGCTTCACATAAATAGAGGTGTGGAATTATTGTTAAGAAAAAGGAGGAAAGAGCCTGAAGCACCAAAAACATTTCAGTTTAGTTTTGGTAAGATGGTATCTTTCTTTAGAAGAGAGATTCATCTTTATCTAGACTTTTCATTAGATATCAAGAAAAAGTAATCTTTCGGAGGTAGGGCCATGACAGCACCCGTAATCGCCATCTTTTGTTTAATTTCGTTTTTGTTTTTGATCGTTGGTGGTGTAGTTGGTTGGTTATGGAAGGAACATGTAGTTTTTTCCACCCCTCAACAAGTATTCGCTCATCCAGAAATGTTTGACGAAGATGGGAATATCATTCCCGATGAAATAGTTGCAGTACGATTTGAAAATAGCTATGACGACCACGAAGAAGACGACGACGAGTAGTAGAAGATCTTCATCAACTACAAAAAAACCAGTCGCAAAAAAGACAACAACTCCTAGAGTAACAAAGGCTGTAGAGAAAGTTGAATTGACTCCAAATTCTTATGTTCATGAAATCTTTGCAGCTGTTGTTGCAGAGAGAACGAAAGAAAAAAAGATCGACATTCTCCAACAATACAATGAGAATTTTATTAAATCTCTTTTAATTTGGAATTTTGATTCTAGTGTTCAATCTGCCATTCCAGAAGGAGATGTGCCTATTCAACCTAGAGAAAATGCTGAAGAAGTTAAACCATCTTCCAATATTCGTAAAGAGTGGAATAAACTTTATAACTTTGTAAAAGGTGGTAATGATGCAATGAACAGACTTCGTAAAGAAACTCTGTTCATTAATATTCTTGAATCTCTACATCCTGGAGAGGCAGAAGTGTTATGCCTTGTAAAGGATAAAAAATTACAAACTAAATATAATATCACCAAAGAACTTGTTTCTGAGGCGTATCCTGATATCCAGTGGGGGAATCGTTCGTGATATGTCTTTAAATATTATTCATGCAAATTGTGATCCATCTGCTGCCAAAAATAGAGATCTACCAAGAGATTCCTATTTGGTTTCATACGGAGTAGACGATTCTACTCAATACGATGTGGTTCAGGCTGGATCACAGGCAGACATTTTTGATCATTATTGGGACAAATATAGAGATGTGAGAGGTATTAAATGGACGGACGGAACGATCAATCCGAAAAGTTGGAACTACCAACCATCGGAGAAGAAGAAAAAAAAGTAGTATCTGGTGATATGAATGTCGAGATGAATCTTGATGCACTCAAAGAAGTAAAAAAACAATATAAAAAAATCAAACGGTATATGCGATCATCTATTTACACGGTAGCTATGATGGACGGAAGAGAACAAATCGTAAGTCGCTTACTCAAGGATCAGGAGGATAATCCTGTGTAGATGGGAAAACACTATCTTCTCAACTTGTTTGGATGCTCATTCGGTCACTTGAACGATGAGCATTTTCTTATGGATCTTTTAGAAAATGCAGCCACCGCAAGTGGTGCAACAGTATGTCAAACAATTTTTAAGAAGTTTGACCCACAAGGAGTTACTGTAATTTGTTTATTATCTGAGAGTCACATTAGCATTCATACATGGCCTGAAGAAGGTAAAGCAGCAGCGGATGTTTATACTTGCGGAAATTGCAATCCAAAGATTGGATGTGATATAATTATTCAACAATTAAGTGCAACGAATCATACTTTAAGTTATATTGAAAGATGAGTGTATTTGTTCATAATGTAGAAAATTTTTTAAGTAGTGAAGAAATTGATTTAATAAAACAAAAAGTTTATGATCTTAAATCAAGTTGGAAACCTATTTTAGAATATAAAAAGTACGATCAACTCAAAAATTTTGTTCAAGAAAAAGAGAAAGCGCAACATGTTCTCGGAGATGCGATATATTTACTTCATTCTAAGGGAAATATTGGCTCAACCGATGAAATAAATTTCACTTTACAAAAAGATCTAAATTATCATTTCAATTGGTTATATCAAAAATTATTTGAAACTATCAAAACAACTTTTAATGTATCATCCGTAAATTTTGACGACTCACTAACTGTACCTGGTTTTCATATTTTTGGTGAATACGAAGTAGAAAACGCACAATATTCTATACATCAAGATAGTGGTATCTTAGATTACTATCCAAAAGTCGATGAAAACAATATTAGATCCTTTGTTACTCTTATAGAATCTCCAGAAACTCCTGCTCATCTAGAAGTATACGATAAGAATAAGTCAGAACAAATTACTTATAAGTATGGAACTCTTCATTTTTGGCATGGAATGATTCCACATAGAATAGGTTCTTTTTCATTAAAAAAGGGGGAACATAGGATTACTTTTCAAGGTCATTTTTATGTGGATCCTGATACTGAAATTGTTAAAGTATACTTTTAGTGATATAATCACTTAATAAATAACTTTATATTTAAAAAATCATATGCTCTCTACGCAGTATAGATTAAGATTGGAAGCAATTTGTGAGAAGATCGTTCTTCATGAAGAAGTGAGTTTACAAGATATGATCTGGGCAGAGAAACTTGCAAAAGCAAATCGCTCTGCTGCCACTATACTCCGTCAGGCAAGAAGGAGAGCAGAAAACCCTGATATGGATGCGATGGACGATTTTATGAACCAACTTGATATTGGTGGATTAGGACACGAACGATTTGGTCGTCGTGGTTTTGATAATCCAGATGATCTACACGATTGGTTTAAGCGTGATGAAGATCAAACCGATTGGAGACAAAGAGACTAATGAAAACATTCAAACAGTTTATTTCAGAACTTACTCAAGCGGATCTAGATGCAGAATCATCTAGTATTAATCAAGCATCTCAAAGAATTAAAAAAACTACTCAAGTAAATAAACCAGATTTTGGTCGCAGTCAATCTGAACCACAGGCACCGACAAATATTGCTCCTGTTGTCGCATCTGCTGCAAATCAAGCAACTGGTCGTTATGCAGGACACCTTCTAGGTACTGTTAAAAACTTTACCGGTGATGCGGTACAAAAAGTCGCTCGTGCAGCACTTGGTGCAAAATAAACCATGACCTACGAAGAGTTTATACACAAAGGCACCGAACATTATATGGATATGGTGCGTTTGATTGATATCAAACTCAAATATCGTATGCCTCTTTCAGAAGAAGAAAAAGAAATCAATGATTACATTATGGAGTTTCAACACAATACTAGAATCAATGAGTTGAGAGATAAGTTTGAGAAGTGTCTTAATGTAGAAGAAGAATGAAACCTTTTGTATTAATCGCTTGTTTTTTACCAATTATTGTGATATGGTTAGTGATGAAATTATCTCTATGGTTGTCCTCTAGTGTAACAGAAGTCAATTATGTCAGAGAAGATGCCAAACGACAACACGGACCTTATTTGGACAACCCATATGCAGACATTGACGAGGAGGATGAGGAATATGGAAGTCAGTCAGATTATCAATGATGCCATACTAGAATGGTATTCTGATCAGGGACAAGAAGTTCCTCAATGGAGAATGCAAAAAGACCCGCAGTGGTGGATAGATTATCTTGCAGAGCTTGACGAACAAAAATAATTCTAGTATAATTGCCAACATATCATACTCTCATCATGGAATATAAACCCTATTCTCCTGAGTGGAATCGTAAAAGATATCTCAGAGAAGCCCTTGAAACTTACTTCAATGACTATGTGGACATTGATGTAATTTATGATGATCTCATGGACATTCTTCATGAACGATCTGAACAGGCTTATAGTGAATTTTCTAGAATTAATGAATTAGAATCCAGAATTAACTCTAAATAAATTGTAGTTCGGTTTTCCGTATCTATGACTTTAG